CCTGATGGAACGTACAGTATTAGCGTATTAGTTCCTGAAACAGAAGCACAAGAAATGTGTGAATATCTTGATGACATTGTTGATAAAGCATATGCTGAAGAGATTAAAAACAGCCCGAAGAAGAAGGCTGCTTTGTCCACACGCAAGGGATACGACTATAACTATGACCAAGAGGGCAATCAAACAGACCTAATCGAATTTAAGATTAAGCTGAAAGCCAAAGTCAATCGACATGATGGTACATCGTTTAGTCAAAAGCCTATCGTAGTAGACGCTAAACGTCAGCCTTTAAACCCTGACATTGCTGTAGGTAATGGCTCAGATGTTAAAGTAGCCTTTGAACCCCGCCCTTATGTGATGAATAGCACTAAGCAAGTAGGTGTCTCTTTAAGATTGAAAGGCGTTCAGGTCATCAATCTGGTAGAGTATGGCAACAGTGTATCCACCATGTTTGATGAAGAAGATGGCTACGAAGCTGAAGCACCAGCACCTGTAGCTAGTACACCTTTCGATGACGGTATTGCTACTGATGAATCTGAAGGGGACTTTTGAGCATAGGGTTATCTCTGACCTAGAAAAGAGAGAGGTATCGTTTGAGTATGAGCCGCATGTAATACCATACTCAGTCGAGAGAAAGTACATACCAGACATCTTCGTAAATGGCATCTACGTAGAAGCTAAAGGGTACTTTCGCCAAGATGCCCAGCGGAAAATGAAGGCAGTCAAAGCACAACACAGTGACCTTGACATACGCTTTCTTTTCCAACGGGCGAACTCTCCAATCCAAGGCGCGAAGAAGCGCAAGGATGGGTCAAAGATGACTTGTAGCGAATGGGCTGACCGTAACGGTTTCTTATGGGCAGAAGGTGAACAAATCCCTGAGGAGTGGATTAATGAACTTAGAACTTAATGTAGATGATTTACTACAGACTGTATTTGAGAACACTAAGGATGAAGAGCTGGCAGATTTACTGGCTTTCTTAGAGTCTTGGGTAAAGAACGTAGAAGATGAACTTGAGTATCTTCAAGAAGACGCAGGCTGCTAATGGAACAAGAGAGTGCATACATCCGTAAAGGTGCATGTCCTCACTGTGGCAGTAGTGATGCTAATGCAGAGTATTCTGATGGTCATCACTACTGCTTTTCCTGCGAAACAACAACACCAGCGGATACAACGATGGAACAACAACCAGTAAAACAACCAGAGTTCAACCCTGTAAGGGGTGCAACACAGGCATTGCCTAAGCGAAAGCTAACAGAGGCAACCTGTAAGCTCTGGGGGTATGAAGTAGCTGATTATAATGGCGAGAAGGTACAAGTAGCCAACTATAAAGATGACCAGCAAAACCTGATAGCTCAGAAGATTAGGTTTGCAGGTAAAGACTTCAGATTTACAGGGGACGCTAAGAAGGCTGGTCTATATGGCAGGCACTTGTGGCGTGACGCTGGTAAAATGCTGACAGTAGTGGAGGGGGAGCTAGATGCTCTTTCAGTAAGTCAGGCTTTCGACAACAAATGGCCTGTAGTTTCAATCAGGTCAGGTGCAGCAGGTGCTAAGAGGGACATAGTAAATAACATTGATTGGATTGAGAACTTTGAGTCCGTCATATTCATGTTCGATAACGATGACGTAGGGAGGAAAGCAGCAGAAGAGTGTGCCTTATTGCTTACACCAGGTAAGGCGAAGATAGCATCACTACCTGAGAAAGATGCTAGTGATATGTTAGTCACTGGTAAGGTCAAGATGTTAGTGGATGCAGTATGGTCGGCTAAGATATTTAGACCTGACGGTATCATTTCAGGAACAGACCTTTGGGAAGTAATAACTGAAGAAGATGACGTAGAGGCGGTGAGCTATCCGTTTAACGGCTTAAACGAGAAAACCCTTGGTATGCGTAGGGGTGAGATTGTAACGGTCACAGCAGGCTCTGGAATAGGTAAATCACATTTAACGCGTGAATTTGCACATCACTTAGTGAAGGAAGGGCAGACTGTTGGATACATTGCATTAGAAGAATCGGTTAAGCGTACAGCGCTGGGCTTGATGGCTATTGAGTTAAACAAGCCATTGCACCTTGGGCAGCATGAAGTACCTGAAGAAGAGTTAAAGCAAGCCTATGATGCAACTGTAGGCTCAGGCAGAGTGTTCTTATATGACCATTGGGGAAGCACAGATAGTGATAACCTATTGGCTAAGATAAGATACTTGGTCAGAGGCTGTGGATGTACCTACATTATATTAGACCATCTAAGTATTGTAGTATCAGGCATGGGCGAAGGGGATGAACGGAGACTCATTGATAATACAATGACTAAACTTCGTACATTGACGGAGGAAGTACAGTGTGGCATGGTACTCGTATCACACCTTAAACGACCAGCAGGGGACAAAGGACACGAAGAAGGCGCATCAACAAGCCTTTCACAATTGAGGGGTTCAGCAGCCATAGCACAATTAAGTGACATGGTTATTGGACTGGAGAGAAACCAACAAGATACGGCAAGAGCTAACACCACAACTGTCAGGGTTTTAAAGAACCGTTGGACAGGTGAGACAGGTATTTGCTGTGACTTAGAATACAATAAGGAAACCGGCAGAATGATTGAATCAGTGTTTACCGAGGAAGTGTATGAGGAGGATTTCTAGTGGTTCTCTACACCGAAGCACAACTTAAGGAAGCCTACGACATCTTTATAAAGTCTCTTAATGACTTAACAGAAGACGGCTTCGATATGGGCCAAACGCCCGACATAGAAGAGTTCCGTATAATCTTTGAAGAAGAACACGAAGCTCAAGCAAACGAACAATAACTACTGCGGAGACAGGGTAATGAGATACATTTTTGATATAGAAACAGATGGGTTACTGGATGAAGTAACAATGGTTCACTGCGTAGTCTTACGTAATGTAGATACTGATGAAGTGCTTACATTTAGAGATGATAAGAGTGCGTGTATTAAAGCATTAGAGGAAGCTGACCAGTTAATAGGTCACAACGTCATAGGTTATGATTTCCCAGCCTTACAAAAGCTATGGGGATGGACATATGAAGGTGACATCCTCGACACCTTAGTATGCAGTAGAACTATCTGGCCTAACCTGGGTGAGTTAGACAGGCCACCAATGCCTTCAAAGCTAAGAGGTTCACACTCTTTGAAAGCTTGGGGTATTCGCTCAGGTGTTCTTAAAGGTGACTTTAATGATGGGTCACCTGATGTCTGGGATGTATTCACGCAAGAAATGCTAGACTATTGTATTCAAGATACAGCAGTCACAGCAGCTTTATTAAAACGTATTGAGAGCAAACAGTTCTCAGCAGATGCGTTAGGCTTAGAGCATGACATGGCTAAGTTGATGTTTCTACAGGAAAAACGTGGTTTTGACTTTGATGTAGACACAGCTCGTGAGTTATATGGCAGACTTACACAACGTAAGACCGACATCGAAAATGAGCTTGTATCTACATTTGAGCCAACCATTGTAGAGATGAAGACCAAGACTAAGGTATTACCCTTCAACCCTGCAAGCCGCCAGCAGATAGCCGACAGGTTAATGAAACGCGGTTGGGTTCCAGAAGCCTTTACAGATAATGGTCAGCCCAAGGTAGATGAAACAATCCTATCAAAGATTGAGATGCCTGAAGCTGCTCTATTAGTAGAGTATCTGACACTTAACAAACGCTTAGGTCAGATAGGTAATGGTAAGCAAGCTTGGTTGAAAGCTGAGAAGAACGGTAAGCTGCATGGCAGGGTAAACCCTATGGGTGCGGTTACATCACGATGTACACACAGCAACCCCAACATGGCTCAAGTTCCATCAGTAGGCGCACCATTTGGTGAAGAATGTCGAGCATTGTTTACAGTGCCTGAAGGTTACTCACTACTCGGTGCAGATGCTTCTGGTTTAGAGCTACGCTGTCTTGCTCATTACATGTCACGGCATGACGGGGGCAAGTATGGCCTTGAGATACTTGAAGGTGACATACACACAGCTAACCAAAAAGCAGCGGGTCTTCCTGAAAGGTCACAAGCAAAAACATTCATATATGGTTTCTTATATGGAGCAGGTGATGCCAAGACGGGAAGCATTATTGGTAAGGGTGCTAAAGAAGGTAAGGCTATTAAGAAAAAGTTTCTAGCCAAGACACCAGCTTTAGCCAAGCTAAGAGAAGCTGTTAATACAGCAGTAGAAGACAAGGGGTGGATAAAAGGTTTAGATGGCAGGGTCATACCTGTTCGCTATCCTCACGCTGCACTCAATACATTACTTCAAAGTGCAGGCGCTATTATATGTAAGCGCTGGTACGTAGAGATTGTCAAAGCATTACAGGCAAATAACTACACTGAAGAAGATGTTGCGATAGTGGCTTTTATTCACGATGAAGTACAAATTAAAGTAAGGAAATCATTAGAAGATGAAATCGGAATGCTCGTCGTGCGAGCAATGCAAGAAACTGAACAATACTACAAGTTTCGATGCAAGCTCGACGCAGAATACAAATACGGAAGGAACTGGGCAGACACACACTAAGGTTTTCAACAACAATAAGAAGTTCGATATTGACCTACAATATGGGCAGATGCACGAACAACGCATCCTTGACATGCTCGAAGGTAAGAAGATTGAAGTCAAAACAGAGCGGGGTATGTGGACTAAGACAGGCAACATAGCAATAGAATTTGAAAGCTATGGTAAGCCTTCAGGTATAGCGTCCACTGAAGCAGATTACTGGTTTCATAACCTAGCTATTGAAGATGATGTATATTGTACGCTTGTCTTCAAAACTGATATATTGAGAAAGATTGTTGAAGAGCTTGATGACCATAAGGTCGTTAAGGGTGGAGATAACTGGGCATCTAAAATGTACCTCGTTAATCTCAGCAAATTGTTTCGCACAGATACCTTAAAAATCTACAAAGAATTAGGGGATACTGATGACAACATTAGTGATTGATGGAGACATCATTGCATACAAAGTAGCCGTAAGAAGTGAGCAACCAATCAACTGGGGCAACGGACTATGGACACTGCACTCTTATGAACATGAAATCATAGAGGGTGTTGATGGTGAGATAGAAAGGTTGATGGAAGAAACAGGGGCTGATGAGTACATCACAGCTCTTAGTTCAACCAACAACTACAGAAAGACTGTAGCCAGTTATTATAAAGCTAACAGGAAAGACACACGTAAGCCCATGCTATTACCTTTTGCCCGTGACTACATCATGGACAAACAGAAGGGATTGATATGGGAAGGTGTAGAAGCAGATGATGTACTAGGTGTATTAATATCTAGGTCAGACAAGTACATGTCTTGGTCAATCGATAAAGATTTAATGACCATTCCTGGTCGGCACTGGATGGATGGTGAAGAGAAAGTCATCAACCAAGAAGATGCTGACCACTGGTTCTACATGCAGACATTGATGGGTGACTCTACGGATAACTACAAAGGTTGTCCTAAGGTCGGACTCAAAACTGCGGAAAAAATTTTAGCGGAAAATTCAACATGGGAAACTGTGGTGGCTGCTTTTGAGAAGGCAGGGCTTAGTGAAGAAGATGCTTTAGAAAACGCGAGGTTAGCCAGAATCCTACGGGATGGCGAATACAATAACGAGACAGGCGAGGTAAAGCTGTGGCTGGATTAAATGACGTAACACCAGAGGAATGGAACGAGGTGGCTAAGTTAAGCCGCGAGCGTATTAAGGAAAGAGATGATGAAATGGTAAACAATCCTGCTCACTATAATGAAGGTGAGATAGAAACCATTGATTACATTGTAGATGTGCTAGGCGAA